CGTCAGTCACGCAAAGAGTGGGAGAAGACCTACGTCATGGGTTTGAAACTGATGGGCTTGCAGTACGAAGAACGCACTGAGCCTTGGATGGGCGCATCCGGCGTGTTCCATCCAATGATTACGGAAGCTGTTGTCAGGTTCCAGTCAGAAACAATTACAGAGATGTTCCCGCCCCAAGGGCCTGTGCGCACAACCATCTGGGGTAAAGAAACGCCCGAGAAGAAACAAGCGGCGAACAACGTCGAAGAGGACATGAACTATGAGCTGGTAGAGAAGATGCCAGAGTTTCGTCCCGAGCAAGAGCGCATGTTGTGGAGTCTGCCCGCCGCAGGCTCGGCGTTCAAGAAGGTGTACAAAGATCCAAGTCTTGGCCGTCAGGTGTCGATGTTCATTCCCGCCGAGGATGTTCTTTTGCCTTACGGTACGACGGATCAGCGCACTGCTCCCCGTGTGACGCACCAGATGCGCATGCACAAAAACGACATTCTGAAACTGATTGCCAACGGGTTTTACCGCGACGTAGACCTGCCCGACCCAAGCAAACAGACGGATGAGATTCAAAAAGCCAAAGACCAAGAGACCGGGTTCAACGACATCAACGACGACCGCTACACCTTGTATGAGTCGCTCGTGGACTTGGATCTGGACGGCTACAACGATGTAGATGAGAACAACGACGAGACCGGCATTGCGCTGCCCTACGTCGTTACGGTTATCAAAGGTACAGGCACTGTCCTGTCAATTCGTCGTAACTGGAAAGAAAATGACCCACTCAAGCTCAAACGTCAGCACTTTGTCCACTACCAGTACATACCCGGTTTCGGAGCTTACGGATTCGGTTTATTCCACCTCATCGGGGGTTTTGCTAAATCGGCAACCTCGATCATGCGCCAGCTTGTTGATGCCGGTACACTCTCAAACCTCCCCGGCGGTCTCAAGTCACGGGGGCTCCGGATCAAGGGCGACGATACCCCGATTGCTCCGGGCGAGTTCCGGGACGTAGACATTGGCTCTGGCGCACTGCGCGACAACATCCTGCCGCTGCCCTACAAGGAACCTAGCCAAGTTCTGTACACCTTGCTCAACAACATCGTTGAAGAAGGTCGTCGATTTGCGGCTACTGCAGATATGCAGGTCAGCGACATGTCGAGCCAAGCCCCAGTGGGTACAACGCTCGCGCTCTTAGAGCGCCAACTCAAAGTGATGACGGCTGTTCAAGCCCGTGTGCACTACGCATTCAAGCAAGAGTTGCAGTTGCTGGCTGAGATCATCAAGGATGACACACCCGACGAGTACCCATTTGAGCCCGAAAAAGGTAGCCGTAAATCCAAGAAGTCTGACTTTTCGCACGTGGACATCATCCCCGTGTCGGATCCCAACGCCGCTACCATGTCTCAGCGCGTGGTGCAGTACCAAGCCGTCATCCAGATGGCGCAGATGTCTCCCGACATCTACAACTTACCCGAACTCCACCGCCGGATGCTCGAAGTGTTGGGCATTAAGAATCCCGATAAACTTGTGCCGTTGCCGGACGAGCAAAAACCTGTGGATCCGATATCTGAGAACGTGAACGCCCTCAACGGTGTGCCGCTCAAAGCGTTCCAACTCCAAGACCATCAGGCGCACTTGCAAACGCACATGGCCTTCATGCAGGATCCGACAATTCAGCAGATGGTCGGCCAAAACCCCAAGGCTCCGATGATTATGGCCGCGATGCAGGCCCACATCGCCGAACACGTTGGGTTTGATTACCGCCGTCAGGTGGAAGCTCAACTGGGCATGGCGCTGCCAGCACAGAACGAACCCTTGCCAGCACAGGCGGAACAAGCTGTTGCCGGACTCATGGCGCAAGCCGCTCAGCGTGTTTTGCAACAGCACCAACAAATGGCTGCACAGCAACACGCTCAACAAGCTCAGCAAGATCCGCTTATTCAGATGCAGCAACAAGAGTTGCAGATTCGTCAGCAAGAAGTTCAGATCAAAGCCCAAGAGGTGCAGATCAAAGCTCAGCAAGCGCAGGCACAAGCTGCCATCGAGCAGGCCAAACTCCAAAACAGCGCCCAGATGCACATGCAAAAACTGGCGCTAGAGAAGGAAAAGATTGGCGGCAACTTCCAGCTTGGCGCTATGAAGGTAGGTGTGGACGTTCAAAAGGCCAAACACCAAACCGCTTCACAAGAGAAACAGTTTGGCATTAAAACCGGCGTTGAGATTGCCAAGCACAAGCAAGAGCAACGCACCGCTGAGCGCGAACAAATGATGGGCGTGGCTAAGGAAATGGTTAAAGCCCAAGTGCAAAACAGACCTAAAGGTAAAGAATGATTCACGAATTCGCACGCGTATTGCGCGACCAAATACGCAAAGACTTAAACAACTACGCCGACGACTTAGCCAGTGGTCAGTGCCGTACTTTTGATGAGTACCAAAAACTCTGTGGGGTTATTCAGGGTCTTGCCCTTGCAGAGCGTTACATCATAGACCTTGCAGAGAAAGTAGAGAAATCAGATGAGTGATCTTATTTTGCCTCCGGGCTTGGCTTTGCCACCCACCATCCAACCAGCGGAACAGCCCGAACCGGATGCGACTCCTGAAGAAAAAGGCACTCTGTTGCCCGAACCTTCTGGGTACAAGTTGCTCTGCGCCGTGCCAGACGTGTCTGACAAGATCGCAGGAACCGAGTTGGATTTGGTCAAACCCTCTGATTTGATCCGTCAAGAAGAGCACTCGACTACCGTCTTGTTCGTGCTGAAAACGGGCGTAGATGCATACAAAGATACCACCAAGTTTCCTAACGGAGCATGGTGCAAGGCTGGAGATTTTGTGATCGTGCGGGCTTACGCCGGTACGCGTTTCAAGATTTACGGCAAAGAGTTCCGCCTCATCAACGACGATCAAGTCGAAGCTGTGGTGGATGATCCCCGCGGAATTACCCGCGCATACTAAGGAGTGGCTATGCCCGAAGATTTTAAGTTTCCAGACGAGCTGGAGGCGGAGAAGAAATCCGCCGAAAATAGTGATGAGCTTGAGATAGAGCTTATTGATGACACGCCTGAGCGCGACCGAGGCCGTAAACCTCTGGACCGTGAAGTGGTCGATCCGACAGACGATGAAATTGAGAATTACTCAGACAACGTCAAAAAACGGATTAAAGAATTAACACACGCCCGTCACGACGAGCGTCGCCGCGCCGACCAGATTGCCCGCGAACGCGAGGAGCTGGAACGTGTGGCACAACAACTCATCAATGAGAATAAACAACTCAAGCAATACGTTAATAACGGTAGCCAGCAATACGCCTCTACGCTGAAGAGTTCAGCTGAACAGTCGCTTGAAATGGCCCGTAAAAACTTGAAGGCTGCGCAAGAATCGTTTGATACAGACGCCATCATTGCAGCTCAAGAGGCTTTAACGGATGCGAAGATGCGTTTGGCCGCAGCAAATAATTTTAGGCCAGCCTCTTTACAAGTTGACCAAACTCCTGTACAACCTCGTACTCAAGCACCCCAACAAGTGCAACTGGACGAAAAATCCCTGCGCTGGCAGGCAAAAAACCAGTGGTTCGGTTCACCGGGGTTCGAAGAAATTACCAGCTATGCACTAGGGCTGCATCAAAAACTAGTCAACTCCGGGGTAGACCCGCAATCTGACGAGTACTTCAATACTATTGACACTCGCATAAAAAATACGTTCCCTGATGTTTTTGGTGGGACACCCGCGCGTAATAACGCAGAGTCATCTTCACGCAAAACAGCAAGCGTAGTTGCACCTGCAACACGTTCGACTGGGAAAAAGAGCATCCAACTTACTCTTACGCAGCAGGCGCTAGCGAAGAAGTTCGGACTCTCGAACCAGCAATATGCTAAAGAAGTTTTGAAATTGGAGGATTAAAAAATGGCTACTGATACACGCGTTAATCGTGACCTCGTGTCACGCGAAAAGTCTGCTCGTTACGAATACAAACCTGCAGCACACTTGCCTGAACCGACCCCTGTCCCGGGTATGTCATTCCGTTGGATTATGACTTCGCTCATGGGTAAGGAAGAACCGACCAACGTGTCTCGTAAGATGCGCGAAGGTTGGGAGCCGGTAAAGGCGGCTGACCATCCAGAATTGATGTTGACTGGTGATAAGAACGGCAATGTGGAGATCGGCGGTTTGATGTTGTGCAGAATGCCAACCGAACGCCTCGAAGCGATGATGGACTATTACAACCGTCAAAACCAATCCCAGATGGAATCAGTGGACAATAATTTTATGCGTCAGCAAGATCCGCGCATGCCTTTGTTCTCGGATAGAAAATCTACCTCGACACGTGGCAGCGCATTTGGTTCTGGTTCTAAATAACTTGGAGTTTACAAATGGCTTATCCTATCGTTCCTGCAGCTTACGGTTTAAAACCCGTTAGCTTGACTGGCGGTCGGGTTTTTGCGGGTTCCACTCGCTTGATCCCTATCTCCTACAACTATGGCTATAACCTCTTTAATGGCGACGTTGTCGGCATTAGCGGCGGTTCTTTGGCCGTTACCGCACTCGGTGCAGCTTCGTCGGTTTCTTCCGGTGCTGGTGCTATCGGCGTGTTTGTTGGCGCTCAATACGTCAACAGCATGAGCCAAACCGTTCGTGCACAGTTCTACCCCGCAAACACTACCACCAATGCTGGCTCTTATGGCCCCAACAGCATGCAAGGTTATGTCGTGGATGACCCACAAGCTGTGTTCCAATCGGCTGTTTTGACCCAAGGCACTTCTTCTGTGTCTAACACTCCCGGTGCTACTGTTGGCTACGTGAACCCCTCGTTCATCGGCTCCAACATGTACTTGGTTACCCAAGGTTCTAACGGCGGCTCTGCTTCCGGTAACACCACCACTGGTGACTCAGCTATGGGCGTGACTGGCGGTGTTATTACCTCCGGTACTCAAGGTAACACTCGTGTTACATCAAGCGCTCCTTTCCGCGTTGTGGCTGTGGTTCCTGACACTGCTGTCGTTGTTACCGCTATCAGCGGCAATGCAACTTCTAGCAGCGCCACCTTGACCATCACTGCTGCCAACACCGCCATCAGCCCCGGCATGCAATTGATCGCTCCTAGCGTCTCTGGCGCATACGCAGGCCAGTACTTGACCGTGACTAACGTCAGCGGCACTACTTTGACCTTGTCTGCTACCGTCAGCGTCCCCGCTGGTACATCTTTGTCTTTTGTTGGCTACCCAGAAGTGCAAGTACAGTGGAACTTCGGTTACCACAACTACTTCAACGCTACTGGCGCTTAAGGAGTAATTTAAAATGGCTATTTCACGCGCACAACTACTTAAAGAATTGCTCCCCGGCTTGAACGCTTTGTTCGGTTTGGAGTACGCCCGTTACGGCGAAGAGCATAAAGAAATCTACGAAACCGAAACTTCGGAACGTAGCTTTGAAGAAGAAACAAAACTGTCTGGCTTCTCCGCAGCTCCTGTGAAGAATGAAGGCAGCGCAATTTCTTATGACAATGCTCAAGAAGCTTGGACTGCTCGCTACAACCACGAAACCATTGCCTTGGGTTTCTCGATCACTGAAGAAGCGATCGAAGATAACTTGTACGACAGCTTGTCTGCTCGCTACACCAAAGGCTTGGCTCGTGCTATGGCTTACACCAAGCAAGTCAAGGCTGCTGCAGTTTTGAACAACGGCTATAACGCTCAGTACACCGGCGGTGACGGCGTGGCTTTGTTCTCTACCGCTCACCCCTTGGTTAACGGCGGCACTAACAGCAACACCTTCTCCACTCCTTCCGACTTGAACGAAACTGCTTTG